GTAGACGGCTCAAGTTATTTAGGATTATCACCTACAGTTACTATATCAGAAAATACAGATGCTACAGGATCATTATTATTAGAAAATGATAGTGCAGATGGTCAAGTTCAATACTTTATTAATGAAGATTTTGATTTGCAAACTCAATCGACATATGCAAACAATACTGATTTAGATACCGAAGCAGGATTTGATACAGCATCAACGTTAGATGATATATTAGATTTTGAAGAACGTAATCCATTTGGAGAGGTAGATTTATAATGTTTGGAAAATATTTTTATAATGAAGGTATGAGAAAAACGACAGTTGCGTTTGGTCAAATTTTTAATAATATTGAAATAAAAAGAAAAGACTCATCTAATAATATTGTTCAATCAATTAAAGTTCCTTTGGCTTATGCACCTAAAGAAAAATTTTTAGTTAGATTAGATCAACAAGCAAATTTAGAAAATAGAGAATTTGCAATTACTCTACCACGTATGTCTTTTGAAATATCTGGAATAAAATACGATGGATCTCGTAAACTAACTAGAATACAAAAGTATAAAACAGTCAAATCAAATATTGAAGGCAAAATATTAGATTACAATTATACTCCTGTTCCATATGATATATCATACAATTTAAATGTTTTTACAGCAACAGCAGAAAGTGGATTACAAATTATAGAACAAATCCTACCTTTCTTTCAACCTGATTACACTGTAACAATCAATCAGGTACCTGAATTAAATATTAAAAGAGATGTACCTATAATTTTAAATAATATACAATATGAAGATTCATATGATGGTGCTTTTACACAAAGACGTGCTGTAATTTATTCTCTAAGTTTTACTGCAAAAACTTATCTATATGGACCAGCGTTAACGCAAAAAGTCATCAAAACAGTACAAGCAGATATTGGTACAGATACAGATTCTCCACTAACAAGAGAAGAAAGAATAGTTATAACACCTAATCCAACTAGTGCTGACGCAAATGATGATTTTGGATTTACAACTACAATTAATTTTTACAATGATGGAAAACGATATGATCCAGAAACAGGAAATGATACATAATGAGTAAATTAGAAGATAGAGTCAATGAAATATTAGGTATAGAATCTAAACCACCTATAGAACAAAAAGAATTTAAACCTCTAGTTCCTCGTGTAGAAGAAAAAGATAAAGGTGATGTAGATAACGACTACAAGTACAGTAGAGAAAATTACTACAATCTAATTGAAAGAGGACAAGAGGCAATACAAGGTATATTAGATATTGCAAAAGAAGGACAACATCCTCGTGCATATGAAGTTGCAGGACAGTTAATAGGTCAAGTTGCTACAACTGTAGATAAATTACAAGACTTGCAAAAAAAATTAAAAGACTTAAAAGAAGTTCCTAATAAAACAAGTGCGAATATAAAAAATGCTCTTTTTGTTGGTTCTACAGCAGAATTACAAAAAATGTTGAAACAAAATGATGATAAAACAAAAACTATTACACCTGAAGAAACAGATAAGTAATCTGTACACAATTAGTTAAGGAAATTATTGTAATGAGTAATGATGCATATTTAGGAAATCCTAATCTTAAAAAAGTAAATACACCACAAGAATATACTGCTGAACAAATTGCAGAATTTAAAAAGTGTGCAGATGATCCTATTTACTTTATGGAAAAATATATTAGAATTGTATCATTAGATGAAGGTCTTGTACCTTTTAAAATGTATGACTTTCAAAAACAAATTGTAAGAACCATACACGATAATAGATTTACAATTTGCAAATTACCAAGACAGTCTGGAAAATCAACAACAACAATTTCTTATTTAATGCACTTTGCATTATTTAATCCAAATTCAAATATTGCCATATTAGCAAACAAATCATCTACTGCTAGAGATATATTAGGCCGTCTTCAACTTGCATATGAAAATTTACCTAAATGGTTACAACAAGGTGTTATAAACTGGAACAAAGGTTCAATAGAGTTAGAAAACAAATCTCAAATTATTGCTGCTGCTACTTCTTCATCTGCTATTCGAGGAGGCTCATATAACATTATATTCTTAGACGAGTTTGCTTTCGTACCTACAAACATTGCCGAATCATTTTTTAGTTCAGTTTATCCTACTATCTCTGCTGGTAAAAATACAAAGATGATTATTGTATCTACACCTTATGGTATGAATCAATTTTATAAATTGTGGACAGACGCAGAAACAAAAAGAAACGATTACGTTCCTATTGAAGTACATTGGTCAGAGGTGCCAGGAAGAGATGAAGAATGGAAAGAACAGACAATTAGAAATACCTCACCTGAACAATTCCAACAAGAGTTTGAATGTGAATTTTTAGGATCAGTTAATACGCTTATATCACCAGCAAAAATAAAAACAATACCGTATTTTGAACCTATAAAATCAGCAGGTAGTGTAGATCAATTTGAAGAACCTATTAAAGATCATACTTATGTAATTACGGTTGACGTTGCAAGAGGAGTTGATAAAGACTATTCTGCTTTTGTTGTCTTTGACGTTACACAAATGCCATTTAAGGTTGTTGCATTATATAAAAACAACGAAGTTAAACCATTTATTTTTCCTAATATAATTAGTGAGATTGCATTAAGATATAATCAAGCACATATATTAGTAGAAGTCAATGACATAGGTCAACAAATATCAGAAGCACTGAACTTTGAAATAGAGTATCCTAATCTTATGATGTGTACACAAAAGGGTCGAGCAGGACAGATACTTGGTGCAATGTATAGTGGTCGTGGTTCGTCTTTAGGTGTTCGTATGACTAAACAGATCAAAAGAGTAGGTTGTGCTAATTTAAAGACGTTAATAGAGGGAGATAAACTTTTAACTAGTTCTTTTAAGATTATACAGGAGATGTCAACTTTTGCTAAAAGAGGTCAATCTTGGCAGGCTGAAGACGGTGCAAATGATGATTTAATGATGTGTTTAGTTATCTTTGGTTGGGTATCAAATCAAGGTTATTTTAAAGAATTGACTAATCAAAATGCACGTCAGCAAATGTACGTGGAACAACAGAAATTAATAGAAGAAGATATGGCACCTTTTGGGTTTATAGATGATGGTATCAATACAGATCCAATGAATGAAGATATAGTTGATGAATACGGAACAAGGTGGGTTCCTGTTGTACGTAAAGACCATTAGTACAATTTATAGTAATTATAAATAGAAGTAATAATGAAATTTGACTATGGGCGTAAGAAAACTTACGATAAATGAATTTATATGTATAAAATAATTAGCTAATTAGAGGAGAAAACTATGGCATTTCAAGTATCACCTGGTGTTCTCGTACAGGAAAAAGATTTAACAAGAATCATTCCTGCTGTATCAACTTCTATTGGTGCCTTTGCTGGTTCATTCAACCAAGGTCCTGTAGATGAGATAATATCTATTTCTAGTGAACAAGAACTTGTAAATACGTTTGGTAAACCTGATTCAAGTAACTTTGAATACTTTTTCAGTGCTGCTAACTTCTTACAATATTCTAATGCATTACGAGTAGTACGAGCTACCCAAACAAGTCAACTAAACGCAACTTCTGATGGAAGTGGTTTACTTGTTAAGAATACACAAGATTATGAAGACAATTACGCCAACGGTTCTGCTAGTGTCGGAACTTTTGCTGCTAGATCACCTGGCGCTTGGGGTAATAGTATATTAGTTGCAACTTGTCCAAGTGCAAGTGCATACGAACAAACACTATCAACATCACAACAAGTTGATGGAGGCGCCGCTGTTGGTGCAACATCTGTTGCTGTTGACTCAGATGCTACAACTTATTTAAACGTAGGTGACATTGTTGAGTTTTCATCAACTGCAGGTGCTACTGATTTCACTGTCGGTGAAAAATATAGAGTAACTTCAGTTGCTGCTACTTCAATTGATATCGTTCAACATCCTAGAGGTGCTGGAGGATTAATTACTGCTGTTGTAGATGATGCAAGAATAAAAAGAAGATGGAGATATTATGATTTAGTTGACGGTGCTCCTGGCACTTCAACTTATGTTTCAGCTAGATCAGGTTCTAATGATGAAATACACGTAATCGTAATTGACGAAGACGGTGGAGTTTCAGGAGTTCCTGGTACAGTTTTAGAAACATATTCAAAAGTATCTAAAGCTTCAGACGCAAAATCTCCACAAGGAGATGTGAACTACTATCCAACTGTAATTCAAAATAAATCAAATTACATTTTTTGGATGGATCATCAATCAACTGATAATACAGGTTGGGGATCTGTAGCTGCAAATCAATCATTTGCCGCTGCTGCTACACCATTATCTGTATCTTTAGATGGTGGTGCTAATGGTTCTACTGTAACTGACGGTGAGTTAAAAACTGCTTATGAAAAATTTGCAGACGCTGATACAGTTGATGTAGGATTAATTATCGCTGGTCCTAGTGGTTCAACAACACACGTTGACAATCTAATCACAATTGCAGAAAATAGAAAAGACGCAATTGTATTTGCTTCTCCACAAAGAAGTGATGTTGTTAATATCTCAAACTCAAATACACAAAAAGATAACGTAATTGATTTCTTTGATTCAGTACGTTCTTCTTCATATGTTGTATTTGATAGTGGTTACAAATACTGTTACGACAGATACAATGACGTATATAGATTTGTACCTTTGAACGGAGATATTGCTGGATTAGCTGCAAGAACAGACATAGTTGCGGACTCTTGGTATTCACCTGCTGGATACAATCGAGGAGTAATTAGAGGTGCTGCTAAACTTGCTTTCAATCCTACAAAATCACAAAGAGATGAGTTATATCCAAAAAGAGTTAATCCAGTTGCTACCTTCCCAGGTCAAGGAACTGTATTATTCGGAGACAAAACTGGATTATCTTCTCCAAGTGCTTTTGATAGAATCAACGTAAGAAGACTGTTTATTGTATTAGAAAAGGCGATTGCAACTGCTTCTAAATTCCAATTGTTTGAGTTCAATGATGAATTTACACGAGCAAACTTTAGAAACATTGTAGAACCTTTCCTAAGAGAAGTACAAGGTCGAAGAGGTATCACAGACTTTTTAGTAGTGTGTGATGAAACTAACAACACAGGCGAAGTAATTGATAGAAATGAGTTTATAGCAGAGATTTTTGTTAAACCTGCTAGAAGCATTAACTTCATTACACTTCAATTTATCGCAACCAGAACTGGCGTTTCTTTTGAAGAAGTCGCAGGCGGTTAATAGTAGAGAAGGAGAATAAAAAATGGCAAATATAAATGACTTCAAAGCTAAACTTGCAGGCGGTGGCGCAAGAGCCAATCAGTTTAAGGTAACAATGCCTTTTCCTGGTTACGCACAAGTTGGTGGCGAAATAGAAGACCTAGCGTTTCTATGTACAGCAACATCTATTCCTGCTATGGACATTGGTAATATCAATGTACCATTTAGAGGAAGACAAATCAAAATCGCAGGTGACAGAACCTTCGCAAGTTGGTCAATCACTGTTCTTAACGATACTAACTTTAAGTTAAGAAACGCTTTTGAAAGATGGCAAAATGGTATCAACAATATGACAGATAACGAAGGACTTTCAAATCCTGTAGATTATCAAGTTGACGTATTTGTTGACCAGTTGGACAGAAACGGTAATACACTTAAATCCTATACATTGAGAGGCGCATATCCTATAGGTATTGCTGCTATTCCTTTAAATTATGAAACAAATAATGCTATTGAGGACTTTGATGTTACATTTGAGTATCAATACTTTGAAACAAATACGACTACTTAAAACTATTATAAGTAGTAGTATATATTAAGGAGAATTAAATTATGGCAGAGCTATTTGGGTTTAGTATAACGAGGGTTAAACCTCAAACGGATCCCAAACAACAGTTCAGTATGCCTCAAGCGGAGGACGGCACACAAGTCGTCGCCGCTGGAGGTTTCTTTGGTAGTTACCTCGATATGGATGGTAGTGCCAAGACTGAACAGGATCTAATTAGAAGATATAGAGAAATAGCATTACATCCAGAGTGCGATATGGCAATAGAAGATATTGTCAACGAAGCAATTACGTCTAATGAAAACAGACAATCTGTAAAAGTAGTTACAGAATCATTGCCATTTGGAAGTGCTGTTAAAGTAAGAATAGAAGAAGAATTTAAAGAAGTATTAAGACTATTACAGTTTAATACTAGAGGACACGATATTTTTAGAAGATGGTATGTTGATGGAAGAATTTTCTATCAAAAAGTAATTGACTCTGAAAATCCTAAAAATGGTATTACAGAATTAAAATACCTAGATCCTCGTAAAGTAAAAAAGATTAGAGAAGTTAGAAAGAGAAGACCAGAAGGTATGGTTTCTCCTACTAACATTAATATTGCAGATGAAACAGTTGAATATTTTGTTTACAACGAAAGAGGTATACAAGGTGCAGCTGCTGTTCAAGGTATTAAGATTGCTGTTGACACAATTGCATATTGTCCATCAGGATTAATTGATCAAAACAAAAACGGTTTAGTATTATCTTATTTACATAAGGCAATTAAACCTGTCAATCAATTAAGAATGATTGAAGACTCAGCAGTTATCTATCGTATTGCAAGAGCACCTGAAAGAAGAATATTTAAAATTGACGTAGGTAATTTACCTAAAGTTAAGGCTGAACAATATCTTAGAGATGTTATGGCA